AAATCCACCATCAAGAGAATTTTGTTTGTCCGTAGCAAAAAACACATTTGAGAGCCAAGACATATTTGGAGAGAAATATTGGAATTGGCTCTTCATGTGGGCATGGTATGAACACTGGGTAGAAAACTATTGGTATAATGATTAACAAAAGATTAAGTTAACAACAAGTAAATGATTGAACAAATCAAGACGTACAACGCCAAGATGAGGGGACAAGTACGCAATCGGAAACTCGAAGTTGTAATTGATTTTATTTACAAATGTACCGATTGTGGTACAATATGGAGAACTAAAGATGACACAAAAGCTCACGACTGCCAAGGCAAAGACTCCTGCGACCAAGGCACCCAAAGAAAAAAAAGAGATTAAGTCTGTTCTGAATCCAAGACAAACTACCATCAAGGCAAACAAAGCCCAGCCATTGAACGTAAAGCCAAAGACACCAACACAAGAAGAGGTCAACGACTTAGAGTGGATGAACTGGGTAGAGTACGCACAAGCAAGACTCAAATATCTAGAGAACAAACTGGCGATAGCTGACGAAACTATCAAAGCCCAAAAAGCAAACATCGACAGGCTCAACAGAAGAGTCATGCAGGGCTGATACTTTTAGGTTAAACTCCTGATCAGCATAAGACTTTCAAAGGATAGGGAATGCCTGATACAAAACAAGTAACGCCAAACCCAGTTGGTAGGCCTACTAAATACAACCTAGAAATTGCTGTAGACATCTGCACCCAAATAGCAGAAGGCAACTCACTTAATAGCATTTGTAAGAAAGAAGACTTACCTACAATCAAAACAGTGTATAACTGGATGATAAAGTATCCAGATTTTTTACATATGTACGAGAAAGCGAAGGAAGATCAGGCAGATACATTAGCAGATGAGATCATGGATATTGCTGATGAAATACCTGAGAAGATCATCTTGAGGGGTGAAGGTGATAAGAGGGAAGAGGAGCGTTCAATCGATCCTAGTGGCATTCAAAGGAACAGGTTGAGGGTAGATGCTAGGAAGTGGATTGCAAGCAAGCTCAAGCCTCGTAAGTATGGTGATAGAGCCATTGTGACTGGCGAGAATGGTGAAGACATACAGATCAACATCAAGGTCCAAGCCAAAGAGCTGATGGACCAAGTTTTGCAGAACATTGAACTAAAGTCTTAATATGAGTGATGCGTTCGCATTGCTGAAGGACCCAAAGGTGAAGGAAGCCTTTGATGTCTTAGATCCAACTGACCAGATAGCTTATGCGAGAAGGCTCCAGTGGATACAGAAACAGCACAGGCATCAGAAGTTGCCACAGGGGGATTGGTGGAACTTTTGGCTCCTTTTGGCGGGTAGGGGTGCCGGGAAGACGAGGACTGCGGCAGAGCAGATCTGGTGGTGGGCATGGCAAGAACCGAACTCTCGCTGGCTTTGTGCTGGACCAACCTCTGCCGACGTCCGGGGAACCATGTTTGAGGGTGAGTCAGGACTCATTGCCTGCATCCCTGAGCAAATCATTGCTGATTACAACAGGGCGTACAGCGAGATCAAGCTGATCAATGGATCGCTGATCAAGGGAGTGCCAGCGTCAGAGCCTGAGCGTTTTCGTGGAGGGCAGTATCATGGGGCGTGGTTGGATGAGTTGGCCGCATGGGACTACCTCCAAGAAGCCTACGACCAAGTCATGTTCTCAGTCCGTTTAGGTGAACGCACTAGGATCATAGCTACCACCACCCCAAGGCCCAAAGACCTCATTGTGGAGCTTGTAGGCAGGGATGGTGACGATGTGAAGGTCACCACAGCCTCTACCTACGACAACATCAAAAACTTGAGCCCATCGTTCCAGAAGCAGATTCTGCAGTACGAGGGGACAAAGCTTGGGAAACAGGAAATCTACGCTGAGATCCTAGANCCNGAGGACACTGGCATCATCAAGCGTTCTATGTTCAGGCTATGGCCTAACAGCAAGGAGTTCCCCAAGTTCGAGTTCATTGTCCAGTCTTATGACTGTGCCTATACAGATAAGACGATAAACGATCCAACAGCCTCGATAACCTTTGGTTGCTTTCGTCCTACAGATGGTCCAATGAGCGTGATGGTGATCGACTGCTGGCAAGATCGCTTACAGTATCCTGACTTGCGTCCCAAAGTTAAAGAGGAGTTTGAGGTTGTGTTTGGGGATGGCAGGGAGAAGAAGAGGGTGGACTTGATTCTGATTGAGGACAAGTCAGCAGGGATTTCCCTAATACAAGACCTTCAACGAGCACATTTGCCTGTACGGGCGTACAACCCGGGGCGTGCAGACAAGACCCAAAGGCTCAACATTGTCTCCAACATCATCGCCATGGGCAGAGTCTGGATACCTGAGAGCAGTAAGACCAAGGGCTTTGTCAAAGACTGGGCAGAAGGCATGGTCAGCCAGATCTGTTCGTTTCCTGAGTCAGCTCATGATGACTTTGTGGATGCCATGACTCAAGCTTTGAGGTATCTGAGGGATTCAGGCTGGTTAGACATTGATGGACCAGCTCCAGAGGCATGGGACATGGATGACTATGTGGACTCAGGTATGCCCAGAAACAAAGGCAACCCTTATGCTCAGTAGACCCACAGCCAAAAGGTTGGCATAATGGCAGACATCGCAGTGGGGGATAATCATGCCTGATGACAACAGTACGGGAGCATCGTTTGGTGTCTTCCCACAGATGAAGCCAACAAGATCGTTTCAAGATCCTGAGGCTTCTAAAGATATGCCAGTCCAGTTGGTTCGTGGAGCTGTAAAGACTGGCTTAGGAATGGTCCCTGACATTGCACAGACTGCATTAGATATTGCAGGCAATGACACCAAGCTTCCCCTGACATCAGACTGGTGGGAGCAGAAGCTTCCCCTGAAGGCAACCTCACCTGAAGGCAGGTTTGCAAGCGCAATAGGTGAATACTCACCATTCAACCCATTGATGGAAGCTGTGCCTAAAGCCATTGGCAAAGGTGCTTCAATAGCTGGGCAAGGATTGAGCGAGGCTATGATGGGCCAAGGCCCTGACTGGCTTAAAGCCATGGTACCTCAACCATTGGGAATTAATGCCCCATATAGAAGGCAAGCTGGAGAGCAAGCAAGCCACTATATAGCCAGTAGCCCACAGACAAAACTGTCAGAAGCCCTTGGCAACCTCAATGTTGAGGGAAAAGGTAGACTAATTACTACACAGTCAGACAGAACAAAGGTTGGTGGTGGCAACATTGGTGGAGCTTCTTTCCCAGCCATAAGCCAAGTTGACCCTGAGTATTCTGGAAAAGTGTGGGGCGTTATGGATGAAGGAACAGCAAGTCGTTTATTAAACCTAAACGATGAGAATGCAATCTACACAACAATGCTTGGTTCTGCTGACCAACATAAATCAAATCCAGTTGTTTTTGATCAATTAAAAAGAGAATTCTTAAAAAACCTGAAGGCAGGAAAAATGAGTCCTGAGCTTGAGGACAAGTTTAATAAAAACCTTCAATTGTTCTTAGGACCTGATGCAAACATCAAAGACCCACAGATTTGGAAGCTTATCGATACATTTGAAAAGCGAGGCTTGGTGGCTGACCTGATGATGGGTAAAAGTCCGTTTGAACCCAAAAAGGGTGGCATTTCCATGGGTGGGGAGAAGAGTGGCAAGGGTGTTATCTTCAAGCCTTCAGATATTCTTAGAGCAGAGTCTGAGCCAAACTTGTTGCATCCAGAGCATGGTGGTGAGATACCCACATATGCCATTGGGCCAAGGATGTTTAGGTTAAGTGGGGACACGAGCTATAGGCCTGACCTGCACCCCGGGTTTCCAACACTGCTCCATGGCGAAGACTTGAACCAAAACTTTGTCCCTGTTGAGACTGAGATTGCTTTACCTAACTGGCACAAGCGTTTCAAAGAACTTGTTGAAGCTCAAAATAAAATCAATGAAGCAGAAGGTAAAAAGATTAGAACTGCACCTGCAGGCTACTATGATCTTGCCCTTGGCATCAAAGGTGAAGGCTTGCCTAGTCAAGACATTACTGAAAAGTATCTAACTTGGTTACAACGCCATGGAAAGAAAAAAGGTGGGTCTGTCCATATGTCTGACAATCTAGACACTCAGTGGGCTGAGACAGCTTTTGCAGGTGGAGGCAAGGTAGGACTAGCAGAAGACGCTGTAAGCCTCATTAAAGGCATTATGGAAGGGCTTGGCACCAAGGAGGTGTCTAAGGCTGAGGCTGAGGCTAACAAAGCCAAATTCCTTGAGCCAAGCAAAGAAAAAAACGTAATGTATCACGGAACTTTTTCTGATTTTAATCAATTTAAACCAAGTCAAAGGGGAGCAATTTTTGTTTCACCTAAAACTGATTTTGTTAATCATTATATTGGAATGTATAAGAGCGATGAAGCAAACAAGCCACATATTATGCCAGTCCATGTAAATGTACAAAATCCATTTGATTACGAAAATCCATTACATCTATCTAACTTGTATGATGAATATGCACAAGTTAAAGGAAAACCGTTACCAGAAAAAACAAAACAACAAATATCTGAAGGTCATTGGTATGAATTGGAAAATCCAGAAGTAATGAACTTAATCAAGAGTCTTGGACACGATTCAATGTATCTGACCGAACACAATGATCAAAATGAATTGGTTAAAAATTTGGGTGTGTTTGATCCCACACAAATTAAATCAGCTATTGGTAACCAAGGCACATACGATGTAACCAACCCTGACATCACTAAGAAGCGTGGTGGCCCTGTACACATGGCTGGTGGAGGCGAGTTTGGTGCAATCAAGTCTATGCTGGCAGAAGCTCCTGAGTTAGCCCATACCATTCGTGGATTGTTTACCAAAGAAGCTCCAGATCTCAATGACTTGATTGAAAAGATCAAAACATCTGATCGTCAGCCAGTGATACCCATGCCTAATCGTTGGTTCACCAATCCTGAGGAAAACCCACAAGTACAGCCTTTGGTTGAAAAAGTCTTGAATGCTAACAACATGAAGCGTGAGGACTTTCACTCTGGTGCCTTCATAGATCCCAAGACTGGACTCATACTAGACAATCAAATCCACAAAGATGTGGGTGTTGCCATTGATCCACTGACCAATAGACCCATCATGACAACTGGTGGAGTCACTGGCATGGAGTCCTTGCCTAAGGGTCAGGGATCGTTTACCAACTCTAACTTGCTCAAGCAAGGAAAGTACAAGCCAGTTGGTGGTGACTCAATACTCAATGACCTTGGCTTCATCGCAACAGTTGACAAGGCAGGCATGGGCCATGCGTATGGCTTAGGAACTGACTACGCCTCTCCTGTGCTATTGAACAACCTTGGAACAGGTTCTAACCCTACTTTGCGTCCTAGAAGCGTTGGTGACGTATTTGGTATTGGTGACGTTGTTGGTCAAATGCAGATCAACAGGAATGGTCCAGTGCACGATGTATATGAAAAGCTATTAGTTGCACCCAAAGGTTCTGACGTTCAGGGTGTCAAACTCAGCAAGAAAAAAGGTGGAAAAGTGACTAAACACATCATTGATGGTCATGAAGTCCACGTTCACGAGAGGATGTTGTAATGCCTAAAGTTAAACCATTATTCTCAGCTCTTGAACAGGCTGTAGAGTCGTTAAACAGGAATAAGGGGACAGGGCAAGCATTCATCAATGACTTGCTCAAAAACCCTGCTGTAAAGCCTGCAGAGCTTGCTGATCGTGGAATAGACACTACCTTGAAGGCCATGCCTCAGGTAGACAAGCCAACCCTCAAGAAGATTGTTCAGAGTAAGCCAGCACCTCAGATCAAGCAAAAGACCTTGGGTGCACCTGATTACAGGGACTTAGATAAGCAAGAGCACTCTTATCTATCTTCTCTTGAAGATCATTTTGATCGTGTTGGAATAGATAATATAGACCCACATGATTATGCAGAGTTAATGGAGTTGCAGAACATCAGGGACAAAAGCACCTTTGATACTTTGAGTGACGAGCAATCCAAGATTTATAAGCAGATCAATAAAGCTAGAGATGCTGGAAACATGAGCAGGGTAAGAATGCTCAAGCAGGATGTTGATCACCTAGACAATAGGATTGAACATCTTGACAACATGAAGATTGTGTCTCCATATCATGAGGGCTTGACCATACCGAATGGTGAAAACTATCGTGAGATGCTGTTGACTTTACCTAACGGTGGGTTTGGAGGCGTATCAGCACACTTTGGTGGCGAGCCTAACATCATTGCAAGTATGCGTTTGAAAGATCGTTTAGGTCCCAATGGTGAGAAAGTATTGCACCTTGAAGAATTGCAGTCTGATTGGCATCAACAAGGGCGTGAGCATGGGTATAAAGAAGGTGATAATTCTGCAACTATTTCAGAAATAAAAAAACAAATAGAAAATGGATCAAAAGAATTTCAAGATTTAACATTAAAAATTTTTAATGCTAAAAGTGATGAAGAAAAAGCATTATTATTGTCTCAACAAAAAGAAATTGGAAATAATCAACAAAAATTAAAACAAGCACTTGATAAAGAAGAAGTTAAAAATACTAAAGGAGTACCTGACGCCCCATTCAAGAAAAACTGGGAAGAGCTTGCGCTGAAGCACCTTGTGAACCATGCAGTGGAAAATGGATATGACAAGATTGCTATAACGCCCGGTGCGACGCAGGCAGATCGTTACCGATTGAGCAAACACATAGATTCGTTGAACGTCTTCCCCATGAAAGATGGAAACTACAATCTTTCTTTTATTCCAACCAATGGTCTAAGCCCTGCCAGACAATACAAGCTAGTTAGCCCAAACGAATTACCAAACACTGTTGGCAAAGATCTAGCCAAGCAAATTGCATCTGACATGCACATCGATAACAATCCAAACGGCGTTTCAAAAGAATACTCTGGTCTTGATCTTGATGTTGGTGGCAAGGGCATGATTGAGGCTTACGATAAGCGTATCCCATCTATTCTTGACAAGCTTGGAAAACCATTTGGCTCTGAGGTTAAGCTTCACGATATGCCAGCAAACCCAGATGACTTGCATGACATATCCAATATGCTTGACCATGCAGACTTGACGCCTGAGATGTTTCAGAACCTGCCTCCTGAGCAACAACAGAAGGTACAAACAGACTGGGCTGACAAGGTCTCTCCAAGCCTACACACTTTTGACGTAACGCCACAGTTGAGCGAGAAGGTTCAGACTGAAGGCTTCCCCATGTACAAAAGGGGTGGCAAAATAAAGTTCAATGAGGGTGGCTACAACGAGCTACCAGACACAGATCTAAGAATTGATCCTAGAATGTTTGTCCAAAAGATGGGTGATAACTCTATGGCAGATATGTCTTTGAATGTGCCTATGCGTGATGTTGACATTGGCGGTGGAGTTAGCTCGATGGCTCCTCCATCGCAGAACATCCAATCTGGTAACGTCAGCCAATACCACACACCATATCTCCAAGCAGGAACTAACCTTGGTGGCGTTAGACTGTCAGGCAGAATGATGGAACCAGCTCCTAACGTGACCAATACAAACCTAATGGCTAACGTGCCTGTTGGTTCTGGACAGCTAGGCTTGGGCGTTATGAACACTAAGACACCCTACATGAACGAGCTTTCCAATGCTAACCTTAACTACAATATGCCAATAGGTAGAGGTAGGCTGAATGCAAATGTAAACAGAAATTTGCAGAACAAACAAAACCAAGTCAATGTCAATTACACGCTCCCATTTAAAAAGGGTGGCAAAGTCTATATCAGTGATAACCCTGATACGCAATGGGCTGAACTAGAGTTTAAAAGGAAATAATCATGGCAACACAAATGCCTATTGAGCAAGACTACAACCGTTATATCGATGGGATGTCAGAGCCTGATGAGGATGGCAACATTGAGGTTGATTTGCCTGATGACGATTCAGATGTGATTGAACAGCCAGATGGTTCAGCCATTGTGGTGATGAATGACTTTGAAGGTCCGATGGAGGATGCAGACTTCTACCAGAACTTGGCTGAGGAGTTTGACCCATATGACTTGAATGCTGTGGCGATGCGTTACTTGGACTTGATCAAGAATGATAAGACGAGCAGAGAAGAGAGAGACAAGAAGTATGAAGAGGGGCTGAAGAGGACTGGGCTGGGGAATGATGCCCCCGGGGGTGCAAACTTCATGGGTGCCAGCAAAGTTGTCCACCCTGTCATGGCAGAAGCCTGCGTAGACTTTGCCTCAAGAGCCATCAAAGAGATGTTCCCACCTGATGGCCCAACCCGTACCAAGATTCTGGGTGATGTCACCAAAGACAAGGTAGCGATAGCTGAACGCAAGCGTGACTACATGAACTGGCAATTGACTGAGCAAATCGAAGAGTTCAGGGACGAGCAAGAGCAGTTGTTGACTCAGTTGCCCTTGGGTGGCTCCCAGTACCTCAAAATGTGGTATGACGATCACAAGAAGCGTCCCTGCACTGAGTTTGTGCCCATTGACAAGATCTACTTGCCCTTTGAGGCTGGTAACTTCTACACAGCCCAGCGTGTGACTGAGGTCAATACCATCAGCTCATGGGAGTTTCAAAACAGGGTTAGATCTGGTTTATACAGGGATATCAACCTGATCAGAGCTTCTGCAGAGCCAGAACAGAGCTTTGCTGAGAAGGCAAATGCAAAGATTGAGGGTAAGCGTTACGAGGACAACGATGATGGAGTGAGGAATGTTTATCACATCTACACTTGGCTTGAGCTTGAGGAAGACAAGCGTACCAAGGGAGAGTCAGCACCTTACATCCTGATGGTGGATGAGCTGGACCAAAAGGTGGTTGGTCTCTACAGAAACTGGGAGGAAGGTGATGAAACGCTTACGAAGTTGGATTGGCTCATTGAGTTTAAGTTCATACCTTGGAGGGGAGCGTATGCGATTGGTCTCCCTCATCTCATTGGTGGACTTAGTGCCGCACTCACAGGCTCGCTTCGTGCGCTACTAGACTCAGCCCACATCAACAACGCCTCCACGATGCTGAAGCTAAAGGGTGCAAGGATGTCTGGGCAGACACAGCAGGTGGAGGTGACGCAGATTGCTGAGATTGAGGGGGCACCCGGTGTGGATGACATTCGCAAGATCGCCATGCCCATGCCCTTTAATCCACCTTCTGCTGTGCTGATGGAGTTGTTGGGCTGGCTCACGGATGCCGCCAAAGGGGTCATCACCACCTCTGAGGAGAAAATCGCTGACGTTAACGCCAATATGCCAGTTGGCACCACACAAGCTCTAATCGAGCAAGGTGCTGTTGTCTTCTCAGCCATCCACGCAAGGCTCCACGACAGCCAAGCAAGGGTTCTAAAGGTCCTTGGCAGGCTCAATCGTTGGTACTTGGATGAACAACGCAAGGGTGAGTTGGTTGCTGACCTTGATGTCCACCAAGATGACTTCAAGCGCAATACAGATGTGATCCCTGTTTCTGACCCACACATTTTCTCTGAGACCCAAAGGATGGCTCAGACCCAAGCTGTGATGGCAATTATGGGTAACAACCCTGATTTGTTTGACAGAAAGGCTGTCATTGAGCGTTTCTTGAAGCAGATGAAGGTTCCTCAGATCAACGAGTTGTTGATTCAAGAGCCTGACGATGACATGATTGGCTCTGCAAAAGAGAATTTCAATATGTTGAAGGGCCAGCCAGCCAAAGCATATGAAGAGCAGGACCATTTGGCACACATTCAGAGCCATTTAGACTTCTATCGCAACCCAATGTTGGGCTCTAACCCTTTGTTTATGCCAAAAATGTTGGGACCTATGATTGATCACCTTCAACAGCACGTTGGAATGTGGTACGAGGAAAGCATGAATGACATTGTGGACCAGAGTGTTAGCTACAGTGACATGGATTATGACGATCCTAAGAACACAAAGAAGGTAGATCAGGCTTATGCCATGGCTTCTCAGCAGGTTTTCTTGGAGTCACAGCAGATTTTTGCCAAAGTTATGCCTTTGATTGCACAAATGCAACAGCAGTTGGATCAATTGAAACAGCAAGCACAGCCTCAAGACCCTGATGCACAAATTTTGTTGCAAACATCGATGGCTGAGACGCAGAGACGGGCCGCACGTGACAAGGCAGACACTGCTATCGCACAACAACGCCTCCAAATGGATCAACAGCTCGAATCTGCCAAGCTTGCACAAAAGCAACAGGAAGACCAGAGCAAGAACCAGATGGACATCTTGCTTAACAGGACTGACAACCAGACTAAACAGACAATTGAATCTGCAAAAATAGCCCACGACAAGGCTGTTTTGCAACACGAGCAGGCAAAAACTGCATTAGACCTAGCGTTTAAACCACAAACCTACTAAGGAGGACCAAATGTCCAGTGATAACGAGCAAAAGTCTGTGGAAGTTCCACAGCACAAGCGTATCGCCCAAGGAGAAAAACTTGACGGTACATCTTATCAACCCAAAGGTGGATCACAAACCCCATCTAAACCCCAAGGAGCGTTAGCACAAGCAAAAAACAAATAAATGGTCTCAATTTCACAGGTTATCAGCGTTATTAAGAAAAGACAGGCAGACATTGCGTACTCTTTAGGAGCAGGCAATGCATCGACTTGGGAGTCTTATCAACGCATGGTAGGTGTCTATACAGGCCATCAAGAGGTCTTAGACATTATTAACAAACTTTTAGAAGACGAAGAGGAAAAAGACAATGACAGATAGCACAAATGGCTCAGATCTAGCTTGGGCATTCCCTGAGGTAGATCCACAAGCCAAACCACTTGGCGCAAGGATTCTAGTGCAATTGAAACGCACAAAGAAGACAACAGCGAGTGGTATTTTCATGGTTGCTGAAACCAAAGAAACAGAGAAATGGCAGAACATGGTAGCCAAAGTTCTCATGATTGGACCCCTAGCGTTCAAGAATAGAGACACTATGCAACCGTGGCCTGAAGGTTCTTGGTGTCAAGTTGGGGACTATGTGCGAGTTCCCAAATGGGGTGGCGATAGGTGGGAAGTACCTGTGCCAAATGAAGACCCTAACGAAGAGCAAGCTCTTTTCATGATTCTTAACGATCACGAAGTTATCGCTACGGTAACTGGAGATCCCTTAACAATGAAAGCTTACATATGACAACGGATAAAAAAGTCGAAGAACCGATTGACATCAACGTCAATGAGGAACTGGATGGATCTGCAACAGTAGACCTACCTGAAGATTTAGTACCTGAGGGTGACAATCGTGAACCTGAAGTTAAAGCTGGCTCAGAGGATGACTTCCATCCTGATGACTCAACTGAGACTAGGTCACAAAAGAACAGACGCAAACAAAAGCGTGACTTAGCCAAAGCTGTTTCTGCTGAAAAAGAGCTGAAATATGAAATGATCAAGCGTGAAAACGAATTGTTAGCTGAACGCTTGGCTACTCTTGAAAGAAAAGCACAGAATAACGAGATTGCTCGACTGGAAAAGGCTTTTGAGGACGAAACCGTTCGCCTTAACTACTATGAGACCAAAATGGAGGAAGCTATCTCTGCAGGGGATGGCGAGACTTTCAAGAAGGCTCAAGCTTTGTGGCACGCCTCAAAAGAAAAGGTCGAGCAAATCAAAGGCACCTACCAAGCCTCAAGTGCACCTCCACAGGTAGCACCACCACCTCCAGATCCTAGGCTACAGAAGCACGCCAACGACTGGATGGCTAGAAACGATTGGTACGATCCCAAGCTTTCAAACACAGAAAGTCGCATTGCAAAAGCAATCGATGAAGAGCTGGTTACAGAGGGCTGGGACCCCAAGCAACGGGATTATTGGGACGAACTTGATAGACGCTTGTCAAAGCATATAGATAGTAGTTACAATGATCACACAGACGTAAGACCGTCTTCTAAAGGACCAAGGAGTGTTGTAACAAGCTCAGGGCGTGAGAGCGTTAATGGCAGTAGCAACCGTAGCACCTTTACGTTAAGGCCAGAACAGGTCAGAGCGATGAAGGATGCAGGTATGTGGGATGATCCCATAAAGCGTGCCAAGATGATTAAGACTTATGCCCAATATGCCCGTAACAACCAATACTAAGGAACAAAGAAAATGGAATCACGTTTAAAAAAATCTCTGAATGCAGGTGGTCGTGACAGTCGTGCTAGCCAAGATATCACTAGACAACCTCCTGAGGAGAAGTTCATGAATTCGCAGGAACGTCCCACTAGGAAGATGTGGAGCGAGGAGTGGACACAGAGTGCTTTACCCAAAGTGCCTGAGATACCCGGGTGGCATCTCTGTTGGCTGTCAACAACCAATAGTTACGACACAATTGATAAGCGTATGCGCTTAGGCTATGTACCTGTTCCACGAGATGAGGTACCTACGTTCTACGAGCAACACAAAGTCAAGAGTGCTGAAATTACTGGATTTGTAACGTGCAACGAAATGGTTCTTTATAAGATCCCTATGGATGTTTATCAAGACGTTATGTTGCATATGCATCATGAGTTACCTAACGAGGAAGCTGAGAAAATCAAAGTCCAAGTTGAGCAACTACAAGGTGCACAAGACAGTTCTGGCAGAAACCTAACGGATATTGAAGGTGATGGTTTAAGGCAATTAAGTCGAAAGAATGTTCCTGATCCTGTATTTCACGGGTAAGGTTTATTTAACAAGGAGATTACTATGTCAGCAACTAGTGCTCCATTTGGCTTGAGACCTGCGTTCCACCCTTCTGGTTTGGATCGTGCACAGGCTCTTGCTGGTGGAATTGCATCAGGATACGCTACGGCTATCCTCAAGGGTCAACCCGTCAAATATAGTACAGCCGCAGTCTTAACTGGTAGCCAAGGAACTATTGTTCCCGTGTCTGCCACCTCTGACTCATGGTCTGGCGCATTTGCTGGTGTTGAGTGGACCGATACAACTGGTCGTCGTCGTGTAAGCAACAACTGGCCTGCCAGTACAGCTTATGTGGCTGGATCATGCGTAGCTTATTTCTATAACGACCAAAACATCGTTTATGAAATCCAAGCAGACGGTTCTATGGCTCAAACCACTATCGGTAATGAGTACAACTTCACTAACTTGACTGCTGGTTCTACTACCACAGGTTTGTCACAATGTACCCTTGGTGCATCGACAGGCCAAGGTAACACAGGCCAAGGTCAAATGCGTGTGGTCGATTTAGCCCCCTATGCAGACAATGCATGGGGAGATTCTTACACGGTCGTTCGTGTAGTTAACTCACAGTCACAGTTCTTCGGTTCTGTTACTGCTATAGCATAAGGAGGCATAAACCATGGCCGCACCAATGCGAAGTACGGACTTTAGAAGTATTGTTGAACCTATTCTTAACGAATGTTTCGATGGTGTCTATGACCTCCGTGAAGATGAATGGTCTCGTGTTTTCCGTGAACAAGAGGGCATTCCCCGTAACTACCACGAAGAGCCAGTCCTTTATGGATTTGGAGC